TCAAGGGAAGATTTAGATCCTATTTTGGATTTAGGTGAAGAAGTTGAGCATTTTAATAGTTGGATCATTTCGGAACTAAAACTTCAAAAATCATCAGATATATCAAAGGATGCTCTTGATGAAATAATAGGTACATATTATAAATTTGAAGAATCTATTAGTAAAAAACAAGCTGATGCTATAGACAGCTTTAGGTCCCGTACAGAAAAAGAAATAGATCTGTCTAACGAATTTACCCAAAAAAAAATAAGTAGCGTACTTGAAAAAACTCAGCAACGATCACAACTACTTAATTCCTTAGCAGACGAGAATAATGCTAAAGTTTCAGAGCTAAGTAAAAATATAGAATCTATTGAGGCTGCATGTATTACCCAAATCAAGCTGGCTGATGATGTCTATAAAGCCGGTATAGTAAAAATAGAAGAAAGTAAGAATGAAATAGAAAGCATGCTGTCAAATACAGCTAATCGTGTAATGGCTGACGATTATGTTTCAAGCGCAGTTGCAGAGAAAAAAGCAGCTAACTGGCTGCGGGGGGGCTCTCTGGTATGTATGACTATTATTGTAGGTATCGTATGTCTTTCATTTTATGACTCAACTCATTCAGGCTTTAATTGGGAAAGCTCTATTTTCAGGACTGTACTAGTTTTTATATTATCAATACCTGCTGCTTATTTATCCAGAGAATCTACTAAGCATCGAGAGCAGCAATATAACTACCATCATACAGCATTAGACTTAAAAGCAATTACACCTTACATTGCATCACTCCCAGAAGCAGACCAAAATAGAATTAAAATTTCAATTGCGGAACGTATTTTTGCTTCAAGACAAACGAACGTAGCTCAACAAGAAAGTTTTCCTTTAAATACACAAGAATTGATTATGGAGCTTATTAAAAAAATCGATCTTAGTAAAAAAAAGAATGAGCAACTTGAAACAGAGAATAAAAAATCGTGACTTTATGCCATTCTCAGAGCTTATATTTAATTGGCTGGACGTAGCCTTAAAATGTTTGGTAAATTGGCTTAGAGCGCTGTTTAAACGCTGTTTAAACAGTCCTCTAAGCCTGTTAATGCCTTAAAAGACGTTTGTAATATTTTTAAAAGTAAATATAAAAACAAAAAGGAATATGTTTTGACTGTAAAACTAAAGCAATTTTTAGTAGTGATTTTTTTAGGTAGCTTAGGTTCAGGGCTTTGGGATCTTTTTTTAAAAGATGCGTTGTTCAGTCTTGGAAATGTTTTTGTTTTATTTTTTTCTAGTATCTCAAGTGGTTATTTAGATGGTCTTTACGAGCGTGTTGGTAACAGAGGGGATGGGATTTTTATATTTCCTGCGGCCTTTTTTCTTTCGTTTATGTGTTTTTTACCGACCATGCTTTTTATATTCATTAAAAAACAGCTTAATAAACTGGACGATTTAGTTGGTATAGTTTCAATCGAAGAAATTGATGAAAAAGAAGAAATTGATGAAAAAGAAGATGGGTTTGAGGATTTTGATAAAAGAGCAATAGACAAAGCTAATAAAATTCAGAAAAGATGGAAAAAAATACGTATTGTTTTATTGATAGGTTCAATACTTACTACCCTGTTTTATATACATGTAACAATCAATAGCTTATCTGAATATAAAGCACATGGTATTGTTGAGCGAAGGTTGGAAATAATTAGACCCTTTATCAAAGAGCAAGAGTTTTATAAATTAAAAAGTGATTCAAGATTAATAAACGACTTATTTACGCTTCAAAAATTAATTAATAAAACGGAAGTTATTGCAGTAGATAACAACATAAAGATGCCTGAGTTTAGTTTATATGGTGTGACGTTACCTGATCTAAGGAATTAACTGCCAAATTTCCCGAAACACCGCACGGCCAACCAATTCAAATCTAAATCCATACTGAGCACAGATTATTCAAACTGTGCTCAGTCATGAAAAAACAATTTACCAAACAAAGTTTACTTGAAACCACCTCACTTACATCGGCGCTTGCTGTTTTATCAGCAAGTAAACCTGCCGATTTAGGCTTTGCTGCGTGTCGCTTTGCAAGCGAAATTAACGAGCAAGGTATAAGCGAGCGTGTAATGGTGATGCCAGATGGCTATTTTAACTCCCACGATGGCCGCCCGTTCGACGTACCAGCCAATGCTTGGTTACTAGATCAAAACGCATTTGAGTTACTTAAAAGCACCGCAGGCACCCGCACTAACGACTACCACTTTGACTACGAGCACCAAACCCTACACGCCGAAGAAAACGGCAAGCCAGCCCCAGCAAGTGGTTGGTTTAACCCAAGCGATTTAGAGTATGTGCCAGGCGAGGGACTTTATGCCCTTAATGTACGCTGGACACCCAGCGCACGCGCACACCTAAAAAACGACGAATACCGCTTTATAAGCCCTGTTTTTCATTACGACAAACAAACAGGCCGCCCAACCAAATTACGCCACTTTGCCCTTACCAACGACCCAGCGGTAGACGGTATGGACAAAGTAGCGGTTTTAAAAGCTTCTAAAACCTATGTTAACAATGGAGAAAACACCATGAATGCAGCTCAAAAATTGCTGAGCTTGCTAGGGATAACTGTGGATGGTGAAAAAATCACCGATGCAGATTACACCCAAGCAACAACAGCACTCGCCGCTTTAAAAGCTAAGGCCGACGAAGCCGACACGCTCACCACCCAGCTAAGTAACGCAAACGATGCTGTTGCTGCACTTAAAGCAAATAGCCCTACAGAGGTTAATTTAGCTAAGTACGTGCCGGTTGAAACCTACAACGCATTGCACACTGAAATGGTTGCCCTTAAAAGCACCAGCGACAACCAAACCGTTGAGCAGGAAATTAACAAGGCTAAACAAGATGGCCGTGTGATTGCCAGCGAAGAAGAGTACCTAACTAGTTTAGGTAATCAGCAAGGCGTTGCTGCGTTAAAAGCGGTGTTAAATGCCCGTTCACCTATTGCAAGCTTAACGGCTCAGCAAACAATTAATGCACCTAAGCCAGAGCAAAACAAAGACGGCTTAGCAGCACTCACCGCAGACGAAAAGTATGCAGCAGACCAGTTAGGTCTATCGCACACGGCTTATGCCAAAGCTAAACAGGAGCAAAATTAATGGCTTTAGTGACCCCCGCACTTTTAACCGCGTTGTTTACTGGTTTTAAAACCGAGTTTGAACAAGGTAAATCAGAAGCAATGCCGCAATTTAGTAAAATTGCCAGTGTAATTAAATCTACATCGGCCAGTAATACCTACGGCTGGTTGGGTAAGTTCCCAAGCCTAGCTAAATGGATTGGCGATCGAAATATTCAAAGTATGAAGTCGCAAGCGTACACCATTACCAACGACGATTACGAGTCAACGGTAGGCGTAGACCGCAACGATATTGAAGACGACAACCTAGGCGTGTACTCACCTATTTTTAAAGAAATGGGTAACGCGGCGGCCATTCACCCAGACGAAATGATTTTTCCATTACTAGCGGCAGGTTTTACAACTCTATGCTACGACGGGCAAAACTATTTTGACGAAGAACATCCAGTTTATCCTAAAGCGGACGGCACAGGTACTGCGGTATCTACAGCTAATATGGCGGTTGATGATGAATACACTGGGGATGCCTGGTATGTGCTCGATACCTCAAAAGCACTTAAGCCGCTTATTTTTCAAGAGCGTAAAAAGCCTAACTTACTTGCGATGACAAAAACCGACGATGAAGCTGTATTCACTCGCAAAGAATACCGTTACGGCGTTGATTGCCGTGATGCCGCAGGCTTTGGTTTTTGGCAATTAGCTTTTGCTAATAAGCGTGCATTAACGCCAGATAACTTGTGGGACAGCATCGAAAAAATGCGCAGCTTTACTGCCGACGGTGGCCGTAAGCTAGGTATTAAGCCAACCATGTTAGTTGTACCAGCAAGCATGGAAAAGCTAGCAACCCGCATGTTAGAGCGTGAGCTTGATTCAAACAGCTCAAACGAACTTAAAGGCCGTGTAGAGCTACTAGTAGCTGATTACCTTTAATAGCTAACCCCATAAAAAACCCTATTAAGTACGGGGCTGCACAGCCCCATACTTTAAACCAGGAGTAATAATGAAATGGCTAAGAACCTTAAGCTCACTGCGCTTGCATCTATCATTGTGCATTGCACGCAGCCTACGGGCTACCGCCGTGGTGGTATTGCACACCCAAGCGGAAAAAACACTATTGCAGCTATCGAGCTTACACAACAGCAGCTTGAAGCAATTGAAAATGATCCACGCTTATCGGTGCAAGTTGTACCGCTCGATGCGAGTACTGCGCAGAACCCACAGCTGGACGCAGATAACATGGGTGCAAATTTAGATGCCCCTAAACTCTACGCTCAAGTTGACACCACCCAAGCACCAATAGAGCTGCAACCTGTTATTGCATTAATGATTGATGCTCAAATGGAGATTAAGCCGGTTGTCGAGCAGGTGGCTTATGAAGCGCCTGGCGAAAACGAAGGTGATGTTATTAAAGTTAAAGTGCCTGCGCTTACCCGTGATTTGGCTTGGCAATGGCTTCAAGAAGCAGCCAAAGCAGACGAGGGCGAGTAAATGGCCTACGCAACAATAGCTGCAATGCAAAAGCGCTTTGGCGAGCGCGAGCTTATTTATTTAAGTGAACGCGAGGACGCCCCAGCCGATGTAATTAATACCGCAGTTATTGATCAGGCCATTACCGATGCAAGCGACATGATCAACGGCTATTTAGCTGGGCGTTATGAATTACCACTTGTAACAGTGCCTAACTTACTTGAGCAATTTTGTTGTGATATTGCCCGCTATAAATTAGGCACTAACGACACTCCAGAACACATAGAAACTCGCTACAAGGACGCAGTAAAGTTTTTAAACTCTGTAGCTAAAGGCGAGTTAAGCATAGGTGTTAACGCACTAGGCGAGGACGCAAAAGTGCAAGACACCGCCACCATACAAAGTGCAGGAACCGTGTTTTCACGTGAAAAGTCAAAGGGGTTTATTTAATGTTTGAAATTACCACCGACTATTTTGCCGCTCAAACCCCACTTAAACAGGCACTTGAACAAGTTCCAGGTATTAAGCGTGTTTACTTAAGCGACGAGTTAGCTGACGTAAAAGAAGACCGACAAACAACCCCCAGCATTCACCTTATGTACTACGGCGATAACTTACCGGAGAGTAAAAACGCCGGTTATTTAATGCAGTTAACTCAAACATGGATTGTTGTACTGGTAGTGCGTAAGCAAGACACAAACGCAGGTGAGCACCTAACAAATATTATTCGTGCTATGGCGGGCAAAGTGCTTAACGGCACTGGGCCGTGGCTTAGAGTAAACACCCCAGCTAAACCCCAATTCACGAAAGGCCATGCGTATTACCCGCTGGCTTTTACTTGTCAAATGAGACTTAAAGGAGCGCTTTAATATGAGCGACGGTATTTTACTAGCGGGCAACATTTTTGTAGACCGCTTAAACGAGCAAGGCGTAAGCACCGGCCAAATCTTTGGCCCAATTAACACCACTAAGCTAGGCATTAAAGCCGAAGCCGATTCGGTTGTACGTACATCAAATAAAAAAGGCAGCAAAGGCCAAGCACTTGATGATGTAAAAATAGGTAAGCCAACGGTTATTACGTGGGAGTTTGACGACCAGCCAGCAGAAATGATTGCACTAGCGCTTATGGGTGATGTAGCTGCGATTAACGATGCAGCCGGTGCATTAACCGATGAAGCTATAACAATGCCTGCTAATCAATCATGGGTTGCAGTACCTGGGCAAAACTTTACAAACGATGTAGTAGTAAAACAAGCCACTGTAACCTTGGCTGTCGGTGTTGATTACGAGTTTAATTTTGCGCTGGGCATGGTACGCGCTATTAAAGGCGGTGCATTGGATGCAGGCGGCAGCATTACCGTAACAGGTAGCTACAACGCTCGCACCGGTAAACGCATTAATGGTGCAACAGTATCGCAAACGCGCTTACGTATTTTTGGCGAGGGCACAAACTTAGCCAATGGTAAGCAAGTTAACTTTGAAATTTACGACACTTCAATGATGCCAACCTCTGAGCTTGATTTAGCAAGCAGTGAGTTTGTAACCGCTGCGCTTGAAGGAACAGCCAAACTGGTAACAGGCAAAAAAGAGCCGTACTACATTGACGAGCTAGACGCTGAATAAACTCTATAAAGCGTATTTATAAAGGGGCGTTCGTCCCTTTATCTCCCCCATTCAAGCACTGTTTAAACTGAGTTAAAACCATGGCAAATAAAACCTTAGAATTAGCCCTACGCATTGTTGCGGAAGCCACAGGCAAGCAAAATATTGAGCAGCTAGTAACAGAGCTTGAAAATATTGAGCAAAGCGCAGATGCAGCTAATCCAGCAGCTAAAAGCCTCAGTGAATCGTTAGACAAAACCGACAACAGTGCAAAACAAACAGGTCAAACAGCAGGCAAACTTGCTAAAGAATTAGACGGGTTAGCTAATCAAGCTGATCTTATTCGTGCGTTTGAACAATCAAAACAAAAATTAGAACAACAAGAAATTGCTACAACCGCTGCGGCGCTCGCCCTTGATAAACTTCAAACCGAAGCTAAAAACACCGATAAGCCTTTTGTGCAGCTTGCACGCTCACTCGATGCCGCAGAAAAAGATTTAACCCAAATGCGCACCGAGCTTACACAGCAAACAAGTAAGCACACGGCACTACAAAATGCCCTTAAAAAGTCAGATGTAGACACCAATAATCTACGCGCTGCCAAGCGCGATTTAGCTGCCCAGTTTGATAAAACAGGCCGCTCTGTTGATAAATTTAGCAATAACTTACGAACAGGAACCACAGCCCAGCGCACCCAAGCACAAAGTTTAGACGGCGTTATAGGTAAAGTAACCGCATTGGCTGCCGCTTATGTTGGCCTTGACCGTGTGGCCCAAGCAGTAACCCAAGTGTTTACCACTGGCGATAAGTTTGAAAAGCTAGGCGTGCAAATGCAGGCGCTAATGGGCGGTATAGCTGGTGGTGAAAAAGCCACCGAGTGGGTAAAAGACTTTACCAAAAATACCCCTTTGCAAATGGGTGAAGTAAGCCAGGCGTTTGTAAAATTGAAAGCCTTTGGCCTTGATCCAATGGATGGCACCATGCAGGCCATTACTGACCAAGCTCTAAAGCTAGGCGGTGGTTTTCAAGAAGTAGAAGGCGTAAGCCTGGCATTAGGCCAAGCCTGGGCAAAACAAAAGTTACAAGGCGAAGAAATACTACAGCTTATTGAACGGGGTATACCTGTTTGGGAGTTATTAGAAAAAAGCACTGGTAAAAACACCGTAGAGTTGCAAAAACTATCAAGTGCAGGCCAATTAGGTCGCGATGTAATAAAAGGTTTAATAGATGAAATGGGCCGCGCGAGTGCTGGCTCAGCCGCAGCGCAAATGGCTCTCTTTAGCGGGCAAGTATCAAACGCTAAAGACAACATGGAGCAGTTTTATAACCTTATAGCGCAAAGTGGTGCTATGGATTGGTTAAAAGCGAATATAACAGTCCTCAATGCTGAGTTTGCAGCTATGGCCGCAGATGGCCGCTTGCAAGAGTGGGCGCAAAAAATCAGTGACACCATTGTAAGCACTGGCGAAGCAATTAAAGGCGCAGCAACAACACTTTACGAATACCGTGAAGAAATAGCCACCGTTGCTAAGGTGTGGCTTGCGCTAAAAGTAGGTAACTATTTTACAAGTGTAATAAGCGGTGCTGCAACGGCCATTGCATCATTAAGAACTTATACCGCAGCCGTTGGCTCTACAACCGTAGCGACCAATGCGGCAGGTATAGCTGCTGCAAAGTGGAGTACAGCACTTAAAACAGTCGCTAAAGCGGGACTGTATACCTGGTTAATTAGCGAATTGATTGAGGTTGGCTTTTTATATAAAGACTTACTAATAGCCGAAGAGGCGCTACGTAAATCACAGCAGCAATCAGCGCAGCAAGCGCAATTACTCACCGGTGAATTAAAATCGTTATCCAGTTCAACCGGCTTAGTTATTACTAACATGGCCGAGCTGGACGCGTTGATAGAGGCGGGCACATTAGTATGGGATGACGTAACCAACCGTTATGTAAATATTGAATACCAGCAACAAAAATTAGCCGAATCCACAGCTAAAACCTTAGCAGCTGAAAAAGAACGCCAGGCATTTTTAAGCCTAACATTACCCGAAGCTGTAAAAACCATAGAGTCGTTACAGCAACAAGCCACTGCACTTGATGGTGTAACCGTAGGCGTAGACGGCTTTTTACAAAGTATAGAGTCGGCTCGTACTGCTATTATTGCCGCCGGTGAACAATACCAGGGCCAATTAGTTGTATTAGATGCACTAAAAGTTAAGTTTACTGAGCATGGCGAATTATTAGAGCGTCAAAAAATATTTGCAGGGGATGTGGGTAAAGCTTACGAGGCGCTGGGCTTAACCTCAGTTAAAGCGCTGGACGATACCGCAAACAAGCTACGTGCAGCTTATGAGTTAATGCAAGAGTCTGAGCAGCCCTTAGCCATACAGCAACAAGCGTATTTAAAGTGGGCCGAAGCCGCAATAAAAGCCGCAGATGCTACCGACCAAACTGTGCCCTCAAGTATTGAAGCCGCTGCTGCTGCGCTTGGGCTTACCGAAGAGCTAGACAAGCTGATAGAAAAGGCCAACGCACTTAAGCCAGTAACAGACACTAACAGCGACGCAGTAAATCGCTTTGCTCGTGAACTTGAACAAACCCGCTCAGCAATTATTACTAATCAGCAAGTAATGGCAAGCAGCACTGCTACCGCTGAGCAAAAAGCCCAAGCCCAAGCGGCACTTACTATTCAGTAACAACGCTTAGCTGATCAAACAAACGATTTAACCCGAGTGCAGCAGTTAGAACTTGCAAGCCTGGGCGAATTACAGCGCCAACAAAGTAATGTAACCGCAGAGCTTGAGCGGTTAAATAGTCGTTATCAATCGGGCGCGTTAACGGCTCAAGAATACAATTATCAAAAAGAGCGTTTAAGCGATGTATTAGCCGTTGTAAATAACTTATTAGGTGACTTTAAAAACGCACAAGATGCCGCAACAACATCAACCAAAGCAAGCACTCAAGCAACTAAAGAACAAGCCAAGGCAAGTGAATCTGCAACTAAAAGCCTACGTGAGCAAATAGGACAATTAGATAATGTATCTCGCTCATACCAAAATGCATCACAAAGCGCTCAAAGTTACTACAGTCAACGAAGCCAAACTTCAGGCGCAAGCGTTAGCCAAGTAGTCGATTACCAAGAAAAGAATGGTCGAAATGCATATGACTTAGATACACCCGAGATTAGAGCCGAACGCAACAAAAGACAAAGAGCCGGTTATGAAACTGGGCATTTGGAGAAGTACCAAAGAAGTGTTGCATCCGCCAAAACGAATGCCGATCTTGATAAAATCTATAAAGAGCTTAACCAGCAACTTAGTCGATTAGGCACTGAAAATAAAAAAATAATTAACGATGCAATTAAAGCACGACGTGAAGCGTTAAAGCCCAGCAATAAAGTAAGTCAATCACAGGCTTACACGCCTAGCTATGCACCCACACAAACTTATACACCAAAAGCACCCACGTATTCGCAAAATAATACAAGCTCTAACGTCGCATCTAATAGCGCTTTAAACAGCTTAGCCTCAGTAGTAAAGGAGCTAACAGCAGCTCTAAAGGCCCAGCCAGTTACGAATACTGGTAACAGTAACGCACTGAAAACAGTGCGTTTAGAGCTTGTTTTGCCAAATAAGCAGCTTATTTATGGTGAATTTGAAGAACGCTTTTTACAAACATTAGAGCAACTGAGTAATACACAATGATAGTAATTAACGCCCAGCAATTAGATAACTTTGTTTGGTTAGACGAACTCGATTACAGCGCCGTTGCTGAGCAGTCAGAACGTGCCCTTAATGGTGCGCAGCACATAGAAAAAACTATTATACCCGCTGGGCGCTCAATCAATTTATACAGTGACTTTGAGGCGGCCAGCGTGTTTAACCCGTTATTTGAACACGCCAGCACAACGCTAACTCAGTTTGAAATAACAATACGCGGCACTGCATTTACTGTGGTGTGGGACCACAGCCAAAAGCCGGTAGAGGGTACACCGCATACGCATTTTTCAGACTCCGCACCTACCTATTTTCAAAACGTAAACCTACGTTTAAAAACTGTTTAAAGGCCCGATAATGCAAAGAACCGATTTAAAAATATTTAAACCACAACGCATAGGCAACGAGCTACACGCAGGCGGCCACCGAACAAGCAATGCGATTGTGAGCGGCAAGCTTAACGATGTGTTTAGCTCAATAAGTGATATTGATCATGCTCGGTCATCATTTGACTTAGTGAAGCTTTACCCAGCGCTAAGCACTGATGATGCAAGCCGACTGCAGGACGCGCACATATTCCTAAGCGACCAGCCAGATGATGCGCTTGTAAATGTATTGCTGGTTGAATCAATTAAGCTGAAAGATACTGACTTAGTCAGTGATATGTTGCCTTTATTGGGCCTTGCTGATACCAAGTTTCACGGCACTAGCACGCTAACTGCGGCAGTAGATAGCGAAGGCCAAGAGATTTCAATTAAGTCAATTACGCGTTCATTAACGCCTAGTGTTAAATCAATAAACACTAAAGTAGGCTTAAAACCCGATGCAGAGCCCGCCTTTAGCACTTACAGAACAAATCGTATTCAGAGTTTTGGTAGCATAACAGAGATTAATATACCTGTTCCGGATATGTTGAATTATGACCCTCATTTTTTTGCTGAATATCAACATACTTATTATGGTGGTCACGGTAGCGCAGAAGGCACTCGCTTAATTACTTTAACTAAAAAATTGAAGCAGTCAGACCTCACGTTTGAAAATGGAATTGTCTCTGCTCAGCTTTCACCGGCTGTGACTAAAGGCCAATATTTTACGCTCAGCTATATGTCTAGCGAAGATATGCGTTTTCATTCTTTTACACAAAACCAAAATATAACACTTGCGGCTAGTGAACATGTTTTAAGAGGTTCTGTAAGGCTTAAAAAAGCGGGACTTGATAATGTTTTTATTGATGATGGAAATGGTAACTTCATTTCTGAAGGTTATGTTTTTGCAAAAATTGATTATGAAACGGGCTTAATTACAGAAATTGATCCAGTTGATTACAATGGCACTGTTGAGAACAACTTAGGTGCAATCATTATAAAAGGTGATCGTGTAATAACTAAAAAGCAATGGCAATTACCAAATTCCAGCTTTGTTAGAGACTCACTTTACATTACGTTTGAAATAGCAACAGGCGCAACATTTAGCGCATCAAGCGATTTGAGTGGTGCAATCACTGGCACCAATATTACAGGCACCGTAAGCGAAACAGGCTATGTTGATGTGGTGTTTTCAGAGGGAATAAAACCCGACTCAATTAGCTACGATTACAATGAGGTTGAAGTAACAACAGTACCATCACCGCAGGGCGAGTTCGACACCTCAACATTGCCTGGTGGTGGCACTGTAAATATATTTCATAATTTCAACCCAATTAGTGTGCAAAACAGAGAGCGTTCAACAGCGTCTACGCTAACCAGTGGGCAAGTTATTAATGCGCTATCTAATGCTGACTTTATTGACATTGTTGACAGTGTAGGTGCTAGCTTGTGGTCTGTAAGTGATGACAATTACAGTTACGATAAAACAACAGGTGAAATAGCAATAAATGCAGGTATAAGCGCATTTTCGGCCCCATTCATTATTACTGCAATCCAGTCAGAGCTTGCGTTAATTAATGGAATTGAAAGTAATAAGCTTAGCTTATTAACACCCCTTAGCCGTGCATACCCAGCTGGCGCAACAGTGAGCAGCGTACAAGTATTAGGTGACTTTCAGGCTCAAACCAAAGATGAGCGCACATTATCCGCTTGGCAAAACAATTTTGGTGATCTTGGTGCCGCCGCCTCAAGCGCTATTAACACGACTCAATACCCGATTGAACTCACAAACATAGGCGCAATAGCTCAACGCTGGGCCATTGTTTTTACCTCAACAACAGCTTACAACGTGATTGGGGAATCAGTCGGCAATATATACAGCGGTGATACGCTAAACGACTGCTCACCTATCAACAGCTTTGCAGGCGCACCGTATTTTATTTTACGTAAAGAAGCGTTTGGCGCGGGATTAAACCCCGGTGAAGCGTTTTTATTTGAAACCCTCGCAGCAAGCAAGCCAATTATGGTTACACGCTCAGTATCACCCGGGCATTCAGAAATAGTGCGCGATAATTCTACTTTATCATTTCGTGGGAATAAGGATTAAATTATGACTCAATCAGTAACAGTTTATCGCTGGGATGACCCCGGCG